CAACTGTGGCTTATGCCATCACAGGCATACCCGACACCTCGCTTCTTGACACTACCTATCAGGTGCAGGGCGTTGGCATCCCTAACGCCACCTATGTCACGGGTGTGTTGTCCTCAACTTCCGTTTCTATCAACTACGAGCCAACAGAGGCGCAAACTGGCGGTGATTTGATATTCCAGAAGGTCAAGTATGACCTCCCTTCGGACTACTACAGCAGCGTCAATCGCACGCATTGGGATAAGAGCAAGCGTTGGGAGATGCTCGGCCCTGAGTCTGCACAACAATGGGAATGGCTGCTGTCGGGCTACATCTCGACCGGCCCCCGTATTAGATACCGGTTGCTCGGCAAATACTTCCAGATTTGGCCCGGTATGAACGCTGGCGAGGTACTCGGCTTTGAGTACCGCAGCAACGCATGGGCAGAAAGCATTGCCAATGCGCCTAAGACCTCGTTTACGGCAGACGACGACACCTGCATCTACCCTGACCGCGTTATGGTGCTGTCTACTAAGGTTAAGTATTTTGAGTCAAAGGGCTTTGATACTACTGCGTTGTTCCGCGATTACATCAACGAACTTGAAACTGCGATAGCGCAGGATACTGGCGCGGCTAACCTTTCGTTTGCTCCCCGTCCCGGCACGGTGCTCATCGGCTACGACAACATCCCTGACAGCGGTTACGGATACGAAAACTGATGGTTGTTGCCCGTCGCAAATTGGTGCAACGCGCTGCGGCTAATGTCGCAAGCGTACCATCGCCTGTGGGCGGGTGGAACGCTCGGGATTCTCTCGCAAACATGGCTCCTACGGATGCCGTGCAGTTGGAGAACTACTTTCCCGGCGTGTCGAATGTCGTGCTGCGTGGCGGCTATGTAAAGCACGCTACGGGGTTTCCTGACGATGTAGAGACGCTGATGACCTACAGCGGCGGCACAGCAGATGAGTTGTGGGCTATCTCTGACGGTAAAATCTACAACGCAACATCTGCGGGTGCTATTGGCGCAGCGGCGGTTAGCAGCCTTACGAACTCCAAGTGGGAGTATGTGAACGTCACCACAGCCGGTGGCAGTTTCATGTACATCGCCAATGGGGTTAACACGCCGTATCTATATAACGGCTCTACTTGGACAAGCATCACGGGCGTATCTACGCCTGCCATTACGGGCGTTACAACCACTACGCTTAACTCTCCGACGCTCTTTAAGAACCGCGTATGGTTTATCCAAAAAGACACGCTAAAGGCGTGGTACCTGCCAACCTCAAGCGTAGGCGGCGCAGCACAGGTTCTTGACCTGTCATCCGTTGCCAGACTTGGCGGCGTTTTGGTTGCAATGGCATCGTGGACGATTGACGCTGGTTACGGTGTGGATGACAACCTTGTTTTTGTCACCGACAAGGGCGAGGTCATTGTCTATCGCGGTACAGACCCGTCCTCTGCGTCTACATGGGCGCTTATTGGTGTATGGATACTAGGTGCGCCTATTGGTAATCGAAGCCTGATGAAGTATGGCGGCGACCTGTTGATTCTAACCCTAGACGGCTTAGTACCCTTTGCGTCGGCGCTGCAATCATCGCGGCTTGACCCCAACATTGCGCTGTCGGATAAGATTCAGGGTGCGTTTGCGGCGTCTGCTGCGGCATATAGAACCAACTTTGGTTGGTGTATGTTGTACAACCCGAAGAACAACGCCTTAATTGTCAATGTGCCTGTGAGAGAAGGTGGACAGGAACAGTTTGTGATGAACAACATCACGAAGGCGTGGTGCAAGTTTACCGGCTGGAACGCCTTTCACTTTGGGTTGCTTGACGACACGCCGTACTTTGGCGCGGCAACCTTTGTGGCAAAGGCTTGGACTGCGGATAGCACCGGCTACATTGATGATACAAACAACATCAATGGCAAGATTCTGCAAGCCTTTAACTACTTTGAAACTCGCGGTGTGCAGAAGATTTTCACACGCGCAAGACCTAGCATTTTTAGCAATGGCACCCCGTCTGTACGGGTTGGCATCAACGTTGATTTTAACATTTCAGACAATGTTGCCCCGGTATCGTTCTCTACTCCGCTGACTGCCCTTTGGGACACGGCGTTGTGGGGTACTGCTGTGTGGGGTTCTGACCTTGAGATTCAGAACAACTGGCAGGGCGTTACCGGCGTTGGCTACTGCGGTTCAATACAGTTCCAGAGCAGCAGCAACAAACTGGCGATTCAATGGGCTTCAACTGATGTGGTGTACCAACTCGGATGGGCTGGCATATAACAAGCAGCCCCGAGGTGGGCGAATGGGTGTGCAATCAGACGGGCGGCGGGTATCACGCTGAACGCTCTAATGCGATTGGACTGCGAAAGGGAGAGAACATAGTTGGCGGCGTGGTTTACGAGAACTGGAACGGGCGTAGTGTGGTTTGCCACATAGCGTTAGAACACTTAACCCCGGCTTACCTTGCCGCCATGTTTGACTATCCTTTCAATGTCTGTGGGGTTGACAAAATCATAGCCCCTGTGGGCAGTAAAAACGCAAAAGCCATTAGGCTTGTGCGTAAAATGGGTTTCACCGAGGAAGCGCGAATAAAGAACGCCGACACCGACGGTGATATTGTTTTCCTGACCATGACGCGCAAGGCGTGTCGTTATTTAGGACATCGTTATGGGAAAAAAATCACCGGCACCGCCGCCAGCGCCTGACTACGCAGGTGCGGCACAGCAGCAAGGGCAAGCCAACTTAGATGCGGCGCGGCTTACTGCGCGAATCTCTAACCCCAACCTCCAGACCCCGCTTGGCGGTCAGCGTGTGACCTTCGGGCGCAAGCAGTTTGATAAGGCTGGATACGATGCTGCAATGGCGCAATACAATGCGCGTCAGCCTCAAGGCGCACCGCAAGGCGCACCCCCCACCGTTGGGGTTGGCGGTGGCGCTTCTATGCCCACCACAGGCGGTGGCGTGCAGATGGGCGGTGCCGGTATGTATGGCAGCGGCGGCATGGGCGGCTTCAGTAATAACCAACCGCGGCCGCAGCCATATAATCCGGCCACTGGCCGTGGGTTTGGCGACGGCGGCATGGGCGGCTACGATGGCGGCGTTGACCTTGGCGTTTCGCCCGAACCCACTGCAATGCAATTTGACGGAATGAAGCGTGAAGGGATGCCTGCTGCAAACCGAGCGCAACAGCAGGGCATGGATTACACGCAAGGCGGCGGTATGCCGTTGGGCGGCGGTCGTTTTGATGCGTCTGGTATGGGGCCGGGTGCGGCTACCCGTGCAGGACAGGGCTATCGCAGCAATCAGTACATGGGCGACACAGCGCCAACCGAGGATATGTTCACCAGTATGGTGGACTTGGATACACCTAACATCGAGCAGTACCTGACCCCAGAGGCACAGGCTACCCTTGAGGCGCAGCAGCGCGTAGAGCGTGCGTTTTCTGGTCTTGGCGAAAAGGCTATTGGGCGTGTCCAAGATGTTTACGGCACGGCGTTTACCCCGCAGGGTTTGCCGGAACAACAGTTCAACTTTCAGGGCGGTGGCCCGTTGCCGACCTTGCCGCAGATGCAAGGGCAGGCGCGTAGCGATGTCTCAGCAATGCCGACTAACTTCGGCCCTACTGCCGGTCAGTACGGCTTTGCTGGAGGCGGCCCCGGTGCGCTAAACCTTCAGGGCTTGGATACAAGCGGCATTGGCGGCGTGCAGACGGGTACGGGTCAGTTTGGGCAGGCACAGGGAGGCCCCAACGCGCCAAGACTTCAAGGTCAGTTGGACACTCGAAACCTTGCAGCAATGCCGGTTAACGCCGGTATGACGGCGCAACAGGCAATCATGTCTCGTCTCGACCCTCAGTTGCAGCGTCAGCGGTCGCAGTTAGAAACCCAACTTGCTAACCAAGGTCTTGCGCGTGGCGGTGAGGCATACAACGCTGCCATCACCGAGCAGCAGCAGCAGGAAAACGACCTGCGGACACAGGCTGCGTTGCAGGGCATCAGCCTTGATATGGGCGCTCGTCAGCAGGGGCTAGGGGAAGCACAGACCCTAGGCGGCTTTGCCAACCAATCGGCTCTGGCAGGCTTTGGCGCGGGTCAGCAGGCTACCCAGTCCCAGAACGCTGCCATTGCCCAGAACGCAGGGATAGCGTTGCAGTCTGGGCAGTTTGCCAACCAAGCGCAGGCGCAGCAGTTTGCACAGCGCCTTGCGGCTGGCGAGTTTGGGCGGGATGCACAGTTGGCTTCGTTCCAGACGGGTCAATCGGCACAGGATGCCGTTAACCGTGCTATCTCGCAGAACTTCAGTCAAGGTTTGGGCGCGGCGGGTGCGTATAACGCGGCTGCGGGTCAACAGTTTGGGCAGGACATGGACATTGCTGGTCTGTACAACGCGGCACTTGGTCAAAACCAAGCGGCGACGTTGCAGCAGGCACAGGCACAGGCGGCGCTTCAGTCGCAGGGCTTTAATCAGTCGCAGTCACAGGCAAACTTCCAGAACGCCCAGAGGCAGGCAGCACTCCAAGAACAGTTGGCTTTGCGCCAGTTGCCGCTTAACGAGGTCGCCGCAATTATGGGTGGGGCGCAGGTGCAGTTGCCGCAATTCCAGTCCTACCAAGGCGCGGAAGTTGGTGCGGCTCCGGTCTTTAACGCACAACAGGCAGCGGGTAACTTTGCACAAGGAAGTTACGGCAATCAAGTTTCCGCATACAACGCCAAGATGGGTATGTACGGGCAGATAGCGGGTGCTGCGGGTATGGCAGCAGGTAAATCTGACCGTCGCTTAAAGTCCAACATTGTCCGCGTCGGCACTCACCCGCTCGGCATCGGCATTTACGAGTACGACATCTTTGACCGTCGAGAGCGCGGCGTAATGGCTGATGAGGTTGAGCAAGTCAAACCCGAGGCTGTGGCTATAGACCCGGCAGACGGCTACAAGATGGTTTACTACGGGATGCTGCAATGAGAAGCCCATACCAGTCATTTAACTCACCCATGATGAACGGCGGTCGTGGTCAGCGTATGGCGCAGATGCTCCAGATGCAAGGTCAGAGCCAACAGGTTAGCAACAACGCAGGGGCGCAGACTGATATGCAGTATTCACCCCCGCAGAACGCTGCGGATGTGAACCGCGCACCGCGTCAGTTCTCTCGTCAATACCAGAAAATGCCAAAAACGCCGGGGATGACAAACCCGCAGGGCGGCGTAGACCGTGGAGGATTTGAAAATGGCTAATGAACGCTACAAATCAGTCTCAACCTTTGCGCTCCCAGACGAGTACCAGCGGCAAGCATCTGAAGCACGCCGTCGTCGTCGTATGGCAGAGATGCTTGCACAGCAGGCATACCAGCCGGGGGACATCCAGAACGCTCCTATTCCTCGCGCAGCGCCTCTGGTGCAGGGTCTACAGGCGTACTTAACCGCCCGTGCGGGACGCAAGGCTGATGAGGCTGAAGAAAGGGCTGAAGAAAAGGCTTCTCAAATTGGAAGTCAAATTGCAGGTCGTTTGACGGGTCGTGAAATTGTTTCCGCTGCTCCCGGTGTTCCCGTTGATTCTGTTGCTCTGGAAAAACAGCGCCAAATTCAGGAAGAAAAAAACCTCTTGCAACGCAATGCGGAAGAACAAGCCCAACTTAAAGCGGGAGACATTCAAGAAGTTACGCGCCAGTCGCAGTATGTCTATGACCCGAAGGATGCAATGCGGTTGGCTATGACAAGTGGTGGCAATGCTGCAATGAGGGGCAATCCAATGCTTGCGGCTATGCTTGCAAAAACAATGGAAAAGCCTGATTCTGAAAAGTTTTATGCTCCAGTTGTTGATAGTGCTGGAAATTTTGTTCAATTCAACGAGAGCGGGGGCGCACCACGAACTTCTACGGTTGCCGCTCAAGCAAGACAAGAAACTTTATCAGAACTAGGAAGATTGCTCCTTGAACGACAAAATCCGCGTCTTAGTGCGGAAGACCGCAAAACCTATGACACAAAAATTAGTAATTTTATAAGTCAAAATGGTTTGTCGCAAAGCGAGATTGCAAACCTTAATTTAGGACTTGCTAATCTTAGTCTTAAAGCACAAGAATTTGGTCAAGGTGTGGGCGCAAATCAACCTCCGCCTGTTATTCCCCGTACAATCCAAGATTTAAATAATTATGGCGGTCAACGGCAATTTGGCGGCGATGTGCGTGCCGGAAGAACTTACCTCGTTGGAGAGCAAGGGCCAGAACTTGTCAAATTTAATCAACGCGGAACGGTTATCCCCAATCCAAACACCAAAGCCCCTCAGCCGCGCTCGGTCATTGAGCGCACTTCTCCAAGAGAACGGTTGCAATTAGAACAGAAGCAACCCACAGACAAAAAATCAGTTCTTAATGCTTTGGGTCAAGTTTCAATGATGAAAAATTTAGTTAGAGATTTAAAAAATCATGAAGGTGTTGATTACATTTTTGGCCCTGTAATGAGCAGACTCCCAAATGTGCGCGGTTCGGCAACATCTGCTCAATCAATTTTTGATACTTTGTTAGAAAAAACAAGCACAGAAACAATGAAACAAAACCGGCAAGAAGGTTTTGCTCCCGGCAGCATTTCGGTGCAAGAATGGCCTCGTTTTGAAAGCGCACTTGGCCCTCTTAAATCAACAAAAGACCCTGTTGCAATGAGACGAGCGTTGGAAAACGCAGATGCTCAACTTGAAAGCATTGAACAAAGAATTAAGGACAATTACGAACAAACTTACGGTCAAGAATATCCGTTAGATTATTCTGCGCCTTCTTACAAATTTGAGAGCGATTTGTACCCAAGTCCACAAATCAAACAGCAAAAGCAAGATGTTTACAATCGGGCTGACGCAATTCTTCAAAAAATGCAAAAACCAAGGTAATGAGTCATGGCTAATGAATCGTTGCTTGAGCCTCCTTCGTTTATTGAAAAACCAAAATCTGTTCGATACGCAGATTGGATGACCGCTAACAAAGGATTAACTGGAACGCCAGAATTTAAGGACATTGCAAGAGCCTATGAAGTTGCTCGTCGAGATGAAGAAAGTTTGACTTGGCCTGTTGCTCTCCAAGAAGCAGCGGCTAAATTTGTTCCGGCTACAATTAACTTGGGTAAGGAAGCGGTTACTGGCGCAGCAGATGCGCTTTCGTATCCGTTTAGAGAACCCGCAGAATTTGCTAAAACTTTATACGGGTTTAGTAGTCGTTCATTTCCAAGCATTAGTGGAAGTAAAGACGAAAACCCGTTGACTCGAACTGCGTCATCAATAGGTGGTCATTACGCAGGTTACCTTGACTCTGATGTTTTTAAGCGCCGTCTTGCGGATGACCCTGCTTCTGTGGTGTCTGACCTTTCTTTAGTAGGTTATGGGCTTGGCCGAGGGTTGAAAGCCGTGCCAACGGCTCCAACCGAATATCTTGGCAGTAAATTGGCTGCTGCGTCAGAGGCTGTTGACCCTCTGACAATGGTAGCAAAAACGGCTGCGTATCCATTTCGCCAAATGGGGGAAATTCCACTTCCCGGAATTCCATCAGTTGACCAATTAAAAACTCAATCGCGTGATGCTTACAAAAGAGCAGCAGAATCTGGCGTATTTTACAATGCCAATCAATTTGATGATTTTGTAGACAATTTAAATGTTGATTTGCGCGACCGAGATGGTAAGCGCGTTATTGTACTTCCTGAATTGCATCCAAAATCAAGCGCGGTGTTAGAAGCCTTTGGTCGATACAAAGGAAGCAACAAAACTTTGGAAGATATGGACGATTTGCGTCAAATTGCGCGAGACGCAGCATCTTCTACAGACCCCGCCGACCGTAGAGTTGGCGTGATTATTCGCAACAAAATTGATAATTTTATTGAAAACGATGCTCCTTCTGGCGGTGAAGCAGGCGTGGAAGCATTGAAAGAAGCGCGTGGATATTGGTCACGCGCACGCAAAGGCGATGTTTTCAATGATTTAATTTTTAACGCAAATTTAGATTCTGCTGGCACTTTTACTGGGGCAGGTGTTGAGAACGCTTTACGCCGGGAATTCAAAAAACTTGCTAAAAGCAATGATTTTCGGTTGTTTAACCAAAACGAGCAACGCGCAATTGTTTCTGTTGTAGAAGGCGGCCCTATTTCAAACTCTTTAAGATTAATAGGCAAATTTGCGCCTACGGGTTCTGTGTCAGCAACTTTGTCTACATTGTTAGCGGGTGGAGCAGGGTATGGATTGGCTGGCCCATTTGGGGCTGGAGCGGCACTTTTGCCGGCTATTGGTGCAGTAGGTAGGTACGGTGCAACCCGCGGAACGGAACTTGGGGTAGCAAAAGCCTCTGCAAAAGTTCGTGCTGGCAACGCTCCTTCTAATGTGCAAGAAAAATTAGCACTTTTGCTTTCACAATATGGTGACCAGTTAGGCAAAAAACCGGGAATGGGTTTTGCAATAGACATGGCAAAAAGAGCAAAAGGAAAAGTAAACCCTTATTTAACTCGGCAACTTATTTCTCAATTAGAAAACATTCAGCGCATTTCTGAACAACGACAAGCGTTAGAACGCGCAGCAGAACAGGAGTAATTACACATGGCCTACAATGGTTCAGGGACGTTCTTAATCAACACCGCAGGTCAGCCTGTAGTTGCTGGCACCGTTATCTCGTCAACGACGTTT